GTATAGTCCAAGGAGATAACCTTCGTAGCTCTTAGAACTCATCATAGGACAACTCCTATTAGGGTTTCTACGAGCTCGGAGCTGCTTCTGACTACGCCATAGCACCGTGAGGTGCTGTAGGACCTGCCTGACCAGCTAGCGGGAGGGGATTAGCTTTCCCACCCGAGGAGCTTCGCAGCGATGCCACCAGCCTTTACCATGTAAAAGCTCATGGCTTCACTGACATCAATGATGTCAGCCGATACACCTGCAGGATCAGTTCTGATCGTGTAGATGCATTCGGTAAGCGAACCAAGAGGGATTAGTGAAGTAGGCTTCACTTGCCTAGAGAAAGTCACAGTGTGACGATCAAAGGGTTGTGTACCAGCCTTCACGTTGTCACGGCTATGCCGCACTTTCGCGCGGTAAGTCGTAGCACCTTCGTCCAAAAAGTATTCGGACGAATATCCATCCTGGTTGATCAAGGGCAGAACTTTGGCGGTTCCACCGGAACCGTCCATCGTAATAGTCAGAGTAGACCCAAGCATGGGTTATTTCCTTTCTAGGATGATTTTCTCAGATCAAAATGATCAGAGAGCCATTCGACTCAGCGCAAGAAACGCTGAACGAACAGCGATCCTAGGATACTCAGTCGACTCCCGTTTAAGAACGGGATGTGAGCATCTAGAGTAGCGGAACCAACGTATCTAGATTTAGATTCGATGGTCCGGGAGCCTCCACCACCAGTATACCCTGAGGTAATACTGATGACTTTGTAGAATTCCTGTGTCTGGGTGTGCGTCATAACATTCGCACTCTCAGAAGAGGCAGGAACAGTGTTAGAGTATTGCGATGCAAAACTCTTCACGTTCGTAAACCAGTTAATCAGCCAGGTCCATGGGATAAGATCCCAAGCACCTAACATTGTTGCTTCGGTAGTCATACCTAATGCAACCTGACGGGCTAGTTTAAGAATTTCTACATCGGACGGATGATGGCCGGGAGTAACGCTAGGTTTCCACCTGACGGTACCCCACCGATCGACATGCGTAATCGAATGAAGACGCGTGTTAATCTGCAGTTGAGACGCGCTCTCTACTAACTTGAGAGATTGCGTATCTGCTGTCCATTTCCCGAGATGGAGACGCCGCTTTAGCCCAGCTCCTGAGTAAAGCCGGTGAAGTTCATCTTTCCTTCGATTGATGTACTGACCGACGTTAAGCAGAGAGTGCACGTCATCGACGAGAGGAAGCCATCCGAACTGTATCCCAAGATGTTGATTAGCCGCCTCACGGGGGCTAAGGAACTTCTTAGGGGTTCGCATAAGCTTACTAACGTTTTTGAGCATGCCGGGCAAGTCCACTAGATCCTGCAGCAAGGTAAGAGGTACGATATCTGGACGAGAGGGATTACTTCTCGACAGAAGATCGGACATCGAACCACCAGCTGAAGGGGCACTAGTGGAATTATGACTAGGAGCATTGAGGCGATAAAACGACGGAAAATAGTTCGTCGCTACGCCCCGATTCCCACTTGGGAAGGATTGGCCATTAACGGCTTCCAGCCCAATGTGCCTAATGCGGTCTATCTGCAAAGCAGAATCGATCACAGGTTGGCCATGCGAGTCTGAACATACATCAGAATTGTAGTATGTCCAGGGCGCATTAAGGGTAGTACCGCTCACACCATTTACGGTCTGAAAGTACTGCCCATCAGGTGGGGGCACGAAGATACTTCGTGTTCTCGTCTGCCTAGTCACTAAGCCATACTCTAGTGGGTGCATTGATTTGCAAGCTGCTAAGCTCGGACCCCCGCAAATGCG